AGGTGGTGCGCCCGTCGACCGTCACGGTGACGCTCACCGCACCGGACGGGACCATTGCGGCGCAGGAGTCGGGAGGCCGCGAGCCCGGGACCTACGATGTCGCGTTTCCGCCGGTACCTCCGCCCCCGCCACCACCAGAACCGTGAGTAGTCCATTCTGTTCCAACACTTCCAGCCGTCGCATTATTTGCCTCAGCAGTTCCTCCAGAGCCACCAGCTCCACCACTACCATTATCACCCTGACCACCAGCTCCACCAACTGTCGTACTGGCGTTGCCACCAGCTCCACCAGCACCATTTGGACCCGCAGCACCACCCCCCCCTCCGCCAGGTCTACCAGAAGCACCATTGTTTCCACCAGCTCCTCCTGAATACTTAGTGTCTCCAATGCTATTTGCGGCCTGACCACCAGTTGTATTGGCATTATTCGTTCCATCATAACCACCTTCAGCTCCGCAAGATGAAGCTCCCAAACTTGCTCCGTTAAAGTAGGTATCTCTACCAGTATTATGAAAGTTATTCGAAGTCCAACCCAAAGTACCATTGCCAATTTGTATTGTAATAGAATCGTTGGGGGTAAGAGCTAAGTTAGATTTAATTGCATAAGCTCCGCCACCACCACCAGCCCGACCATTTGGTCCACCTTCTGCGCCAGCACCAATACATTCAATCGTATTTTCAAGATCATTCCAATCTGAGGGGACAGTCCAGCTTGTGCCAGAGGTTAAAAATATCTCAGTCATAATTAGTCGTTATTCGTATTTACTGTGTACTCGATCTTTAAGGCGATAAGTCTAGCCACATTTTAATCCGAGAGCTTGGCTTTTTTATAACGAATTAGCACGTCTATGAGGCGAGCATCGCCAGTCATGGTGTCTTCAGATACGTCACGCATAATTTCAAAGTGAACCCACTGACCTCCAGCGGGAGAACCAGCAACGGTAACATCCCCTGACCACGCTGAAGTATGAACGTCGCCCTGAGCCAGCCAAGTATCGGCTACTTCAACCGCCGTACCTACTGCCTGATCTATGGCATCTGAGTCGGCATAAGCCCTGGCAGATAGCTCAAAAGTGACTGTTTCAGTGGTAAGACCAGCCGCGTTAGTCCACTGATATTGAAATTGAATAGCTCCGCCGTCCCAAGACGCTGGCATTGTGAAGTTTACGAAGGCGTTTTCATCGGTGGCGGCATCGAAAGCCAGCACTTTGTAATCAATGTCGTTAGTGCCAGCTTCGATTGTTGCTGAAGCGGCACAGCCAGCAGTCGTAGTAGGAGCTAACCCGCCAAAAATTGAGACAGTACACCAGGGATCGGTGTCGTTAGCTTGAATGTTTCCATTTGTAGGAAGATTCAAATCTCCAGCACTAAGATTGGTCTTTCCAGCGCCCTTCGGAGTCAAGGTAATGTCAATGTCAGTATCACCTCCAGAGGCGGCGAGAGTAGGAGCGCCACCTGTGGCGGCGTTAGCATAAGTCAGTTCGTTGACGGCTGAAGCTGTTGCGGTCAAAAGCAAAAGCTCGTTGCCGTTGGTATCAAGAATTGAAGTTCCGATTGCTGGAGCGGTCAGGGTTTTATTAGTCAGGGTTTGAGTGGCGGTTTTGCCAACAGACTTGTCGGTGGAAGTGACCTCAGAAAGCTTGTAGTCGTGAGAAGAAGTAACTGCCGAAGCATTGATACCGACCTTAGCTTCAAGGGCTTCGAGAATATCATTAGCGTCGGAGTGTTGCCCAGCGTGAGAAGGGCTGTTTAGCGGGTCGGTAGTACCTGGATTTGTGAGGGTATCCAGGTTTGTTGGATAGTTGACCATCTAGTTCCTTTAACCGATTGTGATAGTCCAAGTGATTTGTAGGGTGTCGGAAGCGCCCTTATTAACTACGCTAAAAACGGTTCGAGCAAGCAGAGTACCAGTGGTGGCGTCATTCAAAATGCCCGCTTCGGTAATTGCGCCAGTTCCGTCTCCAGCCGCCCAGTCGCCAACATAAGTCACAACATTGGCAGAGTCGGTAAAAGAGGTCAGAGCGTTACGGTCAATTTCAGTCTCCAGCGTGGTGTCTGTGGCGTCTGCGGCAGTAGTACCAGTACCAATAGCCATGTGAGACATTGCGGCCCCAGCAGGAGCAGAGCTCAATTGGTCGGCAATGTAATTTTTGCCAGCAGTCACAACTAGATTGTGATGCTCAATTTCTTGTTTAATGTTGCCGCTCTCATCACGAAGAACGAGCTTAACATGGCCTGTAATGCCAACTGGTTTTTCGCTAACTTGCATAACTTCTTTTCCTTTAGTTTCAATAGTTGCACACTTTCCAGTGTGTGTAAAGTGTCGTTCGGTTTCTCCCCATGCTCTTGCGAGCCTCCCGCCGAAAAGGGTGTGCTGAGTATAAGAGTGAGCACACTACTCCATTATGGGCTAGTACCAGACTACGTTAAGATACGAACTGCAAAAGTGTCTCGGTATTCCGCTACTCCGTAGAGTACGTCAGCCACAACTTCGGTCGCAAGAGAGCGGATATTGTAATCGCTCTGGATACGAACGTCTGCTTGCACAGCGGCGACAAAAGCGTCGCGGTGGAACAGTAGGTTGTGAGTGCTGACTGGCGAAGAACCAGAAGTGACCACGTTGGTGGACACATAGACATCAATACCGTAAATCTGCCCGAAGTAACCCTTCGGTTTCGCGGTTTGGACATCGCCTTTAGCTAAAGCGCCTGTGACGATAGGGCTCATTTGAGCCATATAGCCAACAGCATCAGCCCGAACGAACTTGTCGATCAGGAGAAGTGCTTTCATTTGAGACGGTTTAATCACCAAACTTCGCTGACTGCCAGGTGCATCGGCATCATCGAGGTATTGAATTGCAGTTAATAAATTAGCGTCGGTAATAGCACTGCCAGCAGAGCCAACTGACTGGGAAAGACCAGAATATAAGCTTAGTAAGCTCGTATCCATAGCTTTTGCCAGCGCAAAACCAGCTTTCTCGGTGTAGAGAGACATTAAATCGTAAGCGGATTGAACCTTTACGATGTCCTCGACCTTGAAGGCCGCGTATTTGTGCTTGTCAATCAGTAAATCAGTCTTGCCTTCGGTAATAGCTTCAAAAGTGACGTCAGTGCTTGCTGATTTATCACCAGCGGTAAGATTACTGAGATCAGGAATGTGAAGAGTATCACCTTTAGTTTTGATGTCGCTTGAGAACATAGTGTTCACGCGGGGCATCATCACTAAATTGGCTTCAGTTGCTCGCTTTACGTCCTTGCTCCAAATTTCAGGGATGAAATTTGCGGCAGTAGTAACTGTTACGTTTGCCATTCTATTTAACTAACGAACCAGAAAACAACTAATCAACAACTCGTTTTTCAAGCATAGCTTTATGGATTTCGGCGCGATGCTTCTCGTATTCTGCCATAGGCATCTTCTCGATCTCGCTTTTCTTCCAAATGCGTTTAGTCGTTGCTTGCGCAGGACGTTCGGCATCGGTTGGTTTCGCGTCTCCATCTTTAGGCGTAGTTGTTTTTTCAGTGCTTTCTTTCGTTTCAGCACCATCGGCTTGCTTTGTTAAAGTTTCCAGGTAAGCGGGTAGTCGTTCTTCAACGATACGTTGGACTTCTTCCCAAGATGCGTCTGGTGTTAAATGCTCTCTGATCCCTGGGACTAGCCAAGGAGCTGAGGCAACAACGTCTGCAAGTGGGTTGCTGTCCAAACCGTACTGCTTAATCTGAGTTCGAGCAAAAGAGGTTACTTTATCTTGATAAAGTTGCTTGCGCAGTTCTTCGTTTTCAAAAGAAAGCTTTTCAGCTTCGCTCATGTCTGCGATCCTGCGATCACGCTCCTTTTTCTGATACTCGGCAAGCTGTTTTTGTAGCTCGCTGAGTTCCTCGTCTTTAGCTTTAAGTTTTTTATTCTTTTCGCCAAGTGCGTTGATAAATTCGCCTTTAGATTTGGCATCAAGCTCAGAGCCTTCAGGTTTTTGACTTTCTGGATTTTCTTTTTCTGACAATTCGACTTCGTCTGCTTTTGGTTCTGAACCTTTGCCGCCTTTCGGTGCTTCGTCAGTTACGTCTGCATTGGACGGTAACGTGGTGTCATTTTTAGCCATAATGGTTTAATTTTTTCTCTTCCCTTGAATATACTCCTTTCCGACCAAGGGGCATTGATACTTGTGGTAAGCATAACACACAAACCTACTTCGGTGTAAAGACTGGAAAATTATCGGCCTTTTTTTGAAATTCCAAGGCTAAGTCCTCGATCTGGCGTTGGATCCCTTGGATTTTCTTTTCCTTTTCGTTCTCGGTAAGTGATTGATCCTGAGCAGTTTGTCTAAGCTTGGATCGTAGATCCGACATCTGGAATTGGAAGGACTTGCTTTGAGAATTGATGCCCGCTTCCAGATCAACTGGCTGAATTTTAAGACCCAACCCAACGTCTAACATGGTTGTGGGCAAGTCACGAAGTCGTCCCTGGTAATCTGGTTTTTGGAGCAAGGCAGAGTAAAGCTTGTCCCAAGAATAGCCGCCACGAAGGTAAGCGTCGTTGACACCAAATGGGTCTTGAACGGCTTGTGTTCCTGGAGCAAAACTCGGGGCAAGAACCCGATAAATATAGTTGACGATTTTGCGCATCTTATCAGCCTCAGTGTCGGTGTTTTCGTCCCAGATCGGCTGTTTAGTAAAGGTGTCCATGTTGGTTCCAATGGCTGTTGGAATAACATAAGCAGGGTTTGAGGGCAACCCAAAAGTGGTTTGCAATTCTCCAAGATCTCCCCAGGGCAGAAGATAAGCAAGGTTCAAGTAGGCCGATTGTTTTTTAACCGAGCCGTCTTTCATTTTTATGTCAACATTGAAAGGCAATCTGACGTAAGCCCCGTTTTTAATGTACTCTGGAAGAGCCTCCTCTTCATCTTTGCGAGCATCGCCCTCAATGTTTCGAAATAATTTGTAGTATTTACTCACTGCCGTTGGGCGCTTGAGCGCTGTTTCAGCAAACCTAGGAATGGCCTTGTATGAGAAAGTAATGAACGGGAAACCAAATGGCACATCTCGCAAAAACCTGACTGCTTCTGGAATGTCTGAGTAGTCAAACAACCACTTGTTTGCATAAGCCGCCGCTTTTTGAATGTTGTCCCCAGCTTCGCGTCTCCAAATATACATGGCCATTTTGTCCGTTTCTTCAATTGCCCGATAAGTTTGTCCAGATTTCTCAACAACCCCTTTGACTATTCTCGAAAGCATATTACCTTTTGGATTTGAGGCGAAGGCATTAAGAAAATCTTTAATTTCTGTGGCATAGTAAGTCGTTGCCAATAACCCAGATTTTTGGGCTTCTCGGTAGTATTTTCCTTGTGTCCTGTACTCAGTGAGCCCCTTGGTGAAATACTTAATTCCCTTTGGGGAATAAATTGGCAACCCGCCAAGATCCATCAGCGCAAAGTTTGAAATAGCGTTACGACCCTGGGCGGCGGGGTTAAGAATAACCTTGCCCACTTTCCAAGAGTTGAGGAGTTTTTTGTAAAGCATCCCAAGCGGGCCTATGCCGATGCCAGTTGCCCCTTTAATGTCTGAAGCAATAGCCGCGGGGACAAATTTTCCAGAGAGTAATCCGAGCCTTTTTTCGACTGGAAGTCTAACATATGAGCCTGGGATTTTAGTGGCTGTGTCAGCTCCAACAGCAAAGTGTTCTGACACCCAGCGGAAGAATTTAGCTTCTTCGAGAACATTGGAAATATCTACTGATCCCTGGGCGGCAATAAAGCCAGCATCACGAATAGCACCCATTTCTCGACGCACTGCTTCTGGAATGTCTTTACGAGTAATCAGCCGATCCCAAACAATTTTTTCAGACCGTTTCCCAAGTAAAAAGTTCATCAAACCTTTTTTGTCGTTCACATACTTGAGGAAGTATTCTGGGGCGTAAGTGCCGAGATTGTTAATAATTGTCTCGATTTGCTTACTGGCTTCAGGAATTGATTGACCGATTTCTTTAGCCAGCTCTTTCGAAAGATCGTCAAGGTTGGTGCGCATAAGGGTTGCCGCTTGGCGCAAAGGTTCTTCGGCTTGAACAATTGACTTCGAGCCTGTGGCAATTTCCCAAATCCTTCCAGCGGCATCTTTGGCAAGTTTCGCCTCAGATTTCCCTAGTGGCCCAGATTTCTTGAAAACAGCCCGAGCGTAGTCTTTGGCGTAGATGTTAATTTTTTCTCCCAGTTGAATGGCTCTGTTGACAGCCTCGCTTCTGGTGTATTGCATCAAGGCTTTTTTGCTTCTGTATCCTTCTGGAAGAACCGAAGCTCCCTTGGCAATCCAAGAGCCAAAAAGGTTCGTGTCGGCCAAGCGATCCATTGCCAGTTTGAATGTGCTTTGACCAGCTTTAGTTACGGCTTTGACTTGTTCAAGACCCTCCCTGACGGCTGGTGTTCCTGTCAGTGGCCTAACAGCTTCTTGGGTTTGTCTAGTAATCGTAGAAATAACTGAGCGTAAGTTTTTAGTGGCTTCTTGTTTCAGAGCCTTGATCTGTAATGCCGACTCACGCGCTGGCATAGTAAAGGCGGTTTCAGCTCCAACCTTGGAAGGAGAAACTAATGTCCCCTGGCGTAAAAGCTTTTCCTCCATTTTCTTAGTAGTTTTGCCAAACCGAGTTATCCCAGTTATTTTGCTCGTCCTAATTGTTCTGCTAACACCAGCAGTTTCTCCTGGAGCGGGAAGCAGGTTTCTGCCCTTCAAAGAAACGCTTTGTGAAGGAGGAATTAGCTCTGGGGATATTTTTCCAATCGAGTCAGCCTGTTTTATGAAATCATCAATGATTGATTCAGCCCGCCATTGAGCTTCCATGGGGAGTAGTCTTGTCAAAGCCTTCGCTTGGTTATAGTCGCTTGATTTGAACAGATCAAGGATGTCGGATAAGACCGCCCTTTGAGCAGTAATGCCCTTGATCTCGACGACCTTGTCAATCCGCTCAAACACATTTTTACCAGTGCCTTGTGCCACGTCTTCAAGCACCTCTCGAGACATTGGGTTCTCGGCTAGTCTGGCTGAGGTTTTTAATTCTGCCTCAGTCAAACTCCGACCCGCGGCCGACTCACGCAATCCCTTTGTTGCTTCATCGCCAAACTTTCCAAATAACTTTCCAGCTCCCTTGAAAACTTGTTCTAGTGGGTCAATTTTTCTAGCAACCCTGGTAATTTCTTCACCAGTTTTGATTATCTTAGCCGCCTGGCTTGCCTTACCAGCTTTTGAAACACCCTTGCCGATTAAGCCAATGCCAGGAAGAATGTTTAATGGATCAAGTAATACGTCGGCGGCAAAACCAAACAATTTCCCCTTGAAAGAATCATCAATTTTCCCAGAAGCCCTAAGAGCCTCAGATGGAGTGGCTGTTTCCCTGATGCCCTGCATTGCCCCTTTGCCAGTCAACAAGCCTGTAGCGGCATACTGGGGAAGTGAAAGAAGATCTCCAACGTCTTGGAAAAACCCACCCTTCCAAAGGTCATTTTTATCAGTAGAAACGACCTTAGTTGGGCCACTTGGTTTTTTTTGGTTGGTTGGAGACGGGGTCTGAGCTTTCGCTAGTACGTCTGAGCTAAATAGTGCCATGGTGTCCTTACTTAAACAAGCCTAAGAACTTGTTGAATAGGCCAGAGGCGGCATCTTTAGCCTTCTGAAAAAATGACGGTTGGCTGGTTGCCGCTGTGGTTGTTTTAGGAGCGCTGAACGAGTCAAGTCCTAGGTCTAAGTTCGAGCTATCAAAGTTCATACTTGGAGTACTTGGAGTCGCGCCCATGGGGATATTAAAGTCGAAATTAAGCTTCGAAACTTCTGGAATTGAGATGCTGTTTTGGTTGAATGGTTGAGTTACCTCGCCTCCAGACGCAAAGGTTGGGAAAGTCGGGCCAGAAAGCTTAATGTCTCGACCAGCCAGTGATTTTTGCAAAGAGCTGGCGCTCAAATCACCAGATGTGGGAGAGCCAAACGGCGCATCGGTTGGTTTCCTGGTTAATGCAACGTCTTTGGCGATCTCAGATGACCTGAAAGTAACTGGTTTTATGGTCTGGCCAGCCTGGGTTACATTGCCTTCTACATCAAAGCCAAGATTTTGTCCCTGAAGTGCTTTAGTCAAATTGTCCCGAGCGGCTTGGCCTTGCCCCATGCCTAAATCAAGTTTGTTTGGATCTGGGAATAAGGAAACACCAGTAAATGACTGGAATAATTTGTCAAAAGAGGAGGCAGAATTAAGTGCTTCGCCAGTAGCTTGGTCAAACACTGGAGCCTGGATCTTGGGAATTTGATTTTCTGGAACTGGTTGGTCGGCCAAATTAAGCACCTTGAAAATATCTGGTTTGCTTTCCATTAAATCCATCCTTGAGGGAATTGAGGTTAAATTGACTGGGACTTCATTGCCATTGGCATCTGTGTCAAAGATCGTAAATGAGCCATTTTCTTCTCGACGAGCCCTGACCTTTTCCATCTCTCCATTGGGGTTTCGAACAACCGCGGTAAAGGAGGTGTCCAGTCCAAGTTCTTTGGCACGGGAAAGAGCGGCCTGTCTAGTAGACAAAGCTGAAGACCCCTCAACTACGTTCCCGTTTTGATCGACCACTTCCCATAAACCAGTTGCAGAATTTTGTTGTACTGGTTCCGCCATAAAATCAACATTTTGTCCAGTGAAAGGATCCCTTCCATCAACCGTAACGGTCTTAACTGAGCCGTCTTTGGAAATTACGTCAAAGACTTGCCCGTTGTTGTAAGCGTCAATCAAAATCTTGGCGCTGTTGAGCATGTTCCTGGCGTTCTGCAAGGCCTCCTCTGGGACATTAACTCCCTGTTGAGCTAGCTTGGCAAGCTCCGTGTAGATTTTTTCGGCTGAGTCAAACTGAGTTTCCGCTCGAGTCAAGCCATCAACCTCCCCAAGTTTGTGAGCCTGTACGATGGCGTCCTGATTGGCTAGCTCGTCGGCCAAAAAGAATGAAAATTCATTTTGTAAGCCAGTAGTGTTCCCAGTCTGAGTTCCCTTGATCGCTTGGGCTTCTTGCTGGACTAACGATCTGTAAATTTTGCTCTCTGGGTTTGCAACCGTTTTTAGCTCACGAATAATTGCTAATTCTTCTTGCGGAGTGATCCCTCCAGCCATGTATTGCTCAAAAAGCTCGGCTCGGCGTTGCTCAACCATTTCCACCTGTGCATTTTCAAACGAATTGATGATGTTTTGCTGTTGCTTGGTGTACTCAGTTGTGCCTGGTTTCTCAAAAGAAAGCATTTCTGACTCGATCCTGTAGCGATCTTGTTCGCTGATAAAGCCGTCAGACGAAGCATACTTAGCTTCCAATTCGGTTCGCTTGTTTTCCCGTGAGCGCCCACGCTCCACGTCCTGCATTTTTACTAGGGTTTTTAGGGCATCAGACCCTTCGGATGTGTTTTGACCAACCTCCTCAATGTACCCATTAACGAAGTTTTTGAACTCGTCAAAACTAATCCCGCCGTCGCTGTAGGCTGTAACCATGTTATTAAACCTGGCGATGCGCTCGTTTTTCAAAGCAGATTGGAAGGCCGAGGCAAAACTAGCCGCAACTCCCTCATAAGTTGGAGCGGCTTGGATCCTTGAGCTTGTTCTCGACGGTCGTCTTGTAACTACTGCCATAATTTATTGCCCTAAATTTGTGGTAAGACTGTCCCTCCAGTTGAATTTGGATTTACTGCTTCTCTCGCTGTGGGTGGAGTTGGTCGTTGCTCATCTGGCAATGGGTTGGTGGCGGACAAAGCTAGGTTGTTAGCGTTATTAGCGTTAGCTAACTCTTGATTGGCTGGGACTGGGACTGTTGGAGCGGGTGCGGTGCCTTCTGCTCCTGGCTGTTCTGGTTGGGGCTTGCCAATACCAGCTCTCATTTGTTCAAGTTGGGCGGCTGAAGCCTCAAGCTTTTGACCGATTTCGGTCATTTGGGCCTTAGCTTTGACAATTTTCATCACCCGATCTGGAGACAGATCAGCGTCGCCGCTTTCCTGTTTAAGGTAATCGACCGTAGTGCTAGTTGCCCCCATATCCAAAAGGGCGTTATACCGATCAATGGCCTGGTGAAGTGAGGTTAGGTTGTTTTGCAATCCAAGAGCAAGGTTCTGGATTTCCCGAGCCACGTCCACTGGTAGATTGTCAGAGAAAATGATTTCGATTTGGTGGGTTTCAATCCCTTCAATTTCGTAGATTTGTCCACCATCAATCGGCACTTCAAAAGCTTCTGGGTTATTCTTCTTGAGAATTTTAATACCCATTTTGATTAACTTTCTAATGGCCATTTCCCAGTCAATCTGCCGAGAAGTGACGGAAAGGGTCGCAGGTTGCATTGAAAGCTTGGCCTGGAAGCCTGAAGTGACATTATTTGGAAAGACGCCACTGGCCGCTTTGGGCATTAAAGAAACAAAGTGAAAAAGATCCATCAAAAGTTCAACCTGAGCAATAAGAGGCTGGATTTGGGCGGGATTACTGAGGTATTCCAACCCTTCGCCGTTGTCAGATCGTTTGAGTGGGATTTTCTTACCACGAATTTTGCCAAGTGTCTTGCCTCCTAATGCCTTGTTGTATTCCAAAAGAGGCGGGTAGCCTACGTCACGGGAAATTTCACTGACTGCCGAAAGCAGGGCGTTAATTTCTTGGCAAATCTGCTTCCATCGTTTAATCTCGGAGCTACCGTTGGCGTCATTGACCAACCTGCTGTTATCAATCGTAACCAAGGGAACAAACCCTAGGCCATGTTCCTGTCGATCAATTTCAACGCCGTTGGCCACAGTGATAACATATTCTCGATCATACTTGCGGAAAACTGAGGTCATGCCGTCGTCAGTAATGGTGATGCTTTTTGGCAAAACACGCACTTCTGAGTCTGGTAAAACTTCTGCTCCATACATTCGTTTAACCGACTCTGGTCGCATCCGTTTCCAGGTAACGAAGCACTCAATGTCGTCGTAGTCGCTTGAACTGTAAACCACGCGGGTGGTAAAGGGGTTAAGAGCCGAAATGTCAAAAGAACCTTTTGGCCCACCCTCCTTGTGTTCCTTGTTCCAAAACGGAAAAAGGTGAGTGTGCCCAAGCATAAAATACTGACGGGCTGAGTCTTTGAATTTCTTACGAAACTCAGCATCAAAGAGCATTTTGTTGGCTAGGGTTTCGCCATAATCGGAAATTGCTTGGTCGATCTGATTGGTCGTAGGTGGCCGCCACTGAACCTGGGGCATGGTGTTGGTCAACATGTAGGTGTAAAGATCAATGACCGTAGCCCCAATGTTAAAGACGAGCTTAACATTCCCCTCGGGCTCACCTGTCCACTGCTCGGAAATATCGCCATCATAAAAAGAGCGGTCTTGGCTCATTCGGTTAAAAAGCTGGGAATACTGGGTTTCAACTGAGTCCCAAATGTCAATAACTTCCTGACCGTTGGCTCTTAGTTGATAAGCGTGTTCTTGTTCTTTGCGTTCCAAAACATCAAGAGCTTTTGGATCGTACTGTTGAGCTGGCATCGTGGTTTCTTACAATAAATTGGGCGGGCTACCGACGGTAGTCCTCTATTTCACCCATATTACCATAATCTTTCGCACCGATACTAGCAAGTGCCAGTGACATTACGCAGTCAGTGTCAATGTTTTTGTCATCCATATTCCTTGGATACATCCGCAATTCTTCATGAAGCGACGGGATATGAGGGAGCACCAATTCGGTTTTTTCAATCATGTCTTGGAGATTGTTTATAAGCTTAACCTTCTTTGAACCAGTGCCAGAAAACGAATAGGGAATAAACGAAACGTCCAAGTCGCGAAGCCACTCAGACTGCATATCGCCCGCTGAAGCCGTGGAGTCAATGACCATGTCTCCGCCGTAAATTTTATAAATTTTGACCAAGTCAGCCATGATTTCTTCCCAGCTAGCAATCCCCCCACCCTTACGATAGAAATTCACCAGAAAATACGGTTTTTCTGTAATGTCCAGGGTAATACAAACCGTGTAGTCTTGTTTGCGACCGAAGTCCACCCCGTGCATATAAGATCGACCAGTGGAAGGTTTAATGGGTGAACGCAGGTCTTCTTTCGTGCAAGCTTCAATAGCGCTTTCTGGAAAAGCCATAGCTTCCTCGTCAATGAACATACCCATAACCCGCTCACGGATTAGTTCCTGATTTTTGCCAGCCAAATAAAGTTTGATTTTGTCCTGGTTGGCTTTGGGGTTTTGACGTGAGTCAGCGAAGATTGAAAAAACTGCCGTGCGGTAATGCTGGTTGGCAACACCCCCAACTTCTTTGAGTCCTTCTCGGAAAAGAAGCCAGTAGTCGTTCTTGCCCTTAGGAGTTCCAAAGCCACAGATTATGCCTCCTCGTCGCCAGGTTCGAGGGTTTAAGACCTTTTCAATACAGTGAATTAAATGGCGGGCGTCAGCAGGTTCGTTGATTAAAACCAAATCGTAAGCCTCTCCCTCAATATGTTTGCCTTTGTCGTGAAGGCCAATAGCGTCAATTGTGACCCCGTTTTTCAAAACAATGGTCGGGTGGGCGTTACGACGAGTGCCAGTAGTAACTGAAGCAACCCGATGTTTCAAAATTGGTGAGTCTTTGAAGCCGCTTTCAATTGCTTCCCACAACTCAACCGCTTGTTTCTGCTCTGGCCCAGTACACAAAATTGAGTATGGTGTATCAAGATATTCTTGATGGCTTGCCCAGGGCTTTCCTGGTTTGATTTTATAAGACGCCATGTGCATAGCCAAGAATTTGGCCGTCCAGGTTTTACCAGCGCTATTTCCGCCAGACATCCAGGCGTCTTCAAATTTTCCCGACTCAACAGCCCGAATAAACTTTTTCTGGTGGGGAAAAAGCTCATGCTTTTCTTTAGCCGACGGGCTAGTATAAATTTCTACGAATAAATCTGGATCTTTGAGGGCTTTAACCCAGTTATCTCGATAAAGGCTGGGCATTTGCTGTTGTTCGGTCATTTTTATCCTGCTTTCTTGGGTTCTTTGATAACCTCGCCATCAACAGCTCCCGATCTGATTGCTTGTTTTTCCATTATGTCAAACATATCGTCGAACTTGGTCATACTTCCGCGACGACCCTGTTCGCGCAGAGCCTCGATGTAAAGTCTTTCTGTCACTGGTAACTTTGGCCCAGCAACTTCCTCGCCTTCAAACTGCTCTTTCTGCCAGTTTTCCACCATCTTGTCCCCACTGTTGATAATTCGATCCAGGGCTTCGTCAGCGTCTTTTCTCTCAAGAGCAATGTTTTTGACAATGATCTTTTGCTTGCGACTTGTCTCTTTTTTTGCTTGGTAAATAAAAGACGAGTGGCGCTTTAAGTGAGTTTCGATTTGTCTGGGAGAAACAAACACGCTTTCGCCTTTAGCCCAGTTTGAAATGTCAATCAGCGAGTCTCCAGCAATAAACTTAGCGTCAAAGCTGTCTCGCATGGGGTCTCCCTTGAGGTTTTGAGCCAGACAAATGATGCATTTTTTGGAAACCATGTACGATGGACGGGTGATAGTCAATTTTCGCATGAGCTTACTTTACCACAGGGCGAAACCAGACTAATCTTTGTAAATATCTTCCTCTACTGACGGAATTTCCTCGGGCTCTGCTGGAGGTTCGGGCTTTTTGGCTGGTTTTCCTGGGTCGGTTCGTTCAACTAGCGAAAAATCTGGGTGATTGGGCTTGAACTTGCGTCTGTTTTTCCATAAATTCAAAAATTCACCAGCCTTTAGAACAACGTCTTCGTTAAATCGAATCGCCAGCATGTCCTCATCGTACTTGGTGCGCCTAATCCAGGCCGCGGCGATTTGTTTGTAGGTTGGTTTGGAGCTATCTGACATGCTATTTTTCCTCTACTTGATTAAGTGCTACTTGGATTTTTTTATATTTTACTGCTTGATCGCGCATAATGGAAATTAAGTCTTCAGTGTACTCGTAAGTCGTGAACCGCTGGTCGCAGTATTCGCATTTATAGCGTCGGTAGCGGTAATAAGGATCATTGGGATTACCAGGACGCGAGTCAATAACACGCATCTTGTGCAAATGTGGGGCTTCTTTTTGAATCATACCCAACCAATATGGGCTAGAAACTAATGCTTGTCAATGGACAGTGGTTTGTAGTACGCTTGACCACAAGAGCGGGAAATCGGAGTGGAGTTGCTCCATCTGGCCTCAGCAATGAGAGAACCATAAACAACCGCCCCGCTCTTAAAAAGTATGCCAAAATACCGAGTCGTTCTAGTCGAAACCTTTGGGACTGAGGTAGAAGCCAAAACCAGTGACGATGCGAGGCAGTTGGGTCGTAAAACCATCAACCTTAATCCCAAGAGTCATCACCTAGACGAATACGTCAGAGTAGTCAGAGTTCGAGAAACAACCAAAAATGAAACCCCTGCCAAAAAAGATTAAGTTTGCTGGCTTTACCTACAAAGTCAAAATGACCGATGACCTGGATGGTGGAGATAGTTGGGGTAGAACTATGTTTGCCAAACAAGAAATCTACATTGAAAGAGGGCTCTCTATTGAAAAACAGTGGGAAACCCTGATCCACGAAATGCTTCATGTCGCTTTGCGTCACACTACTGGCCTAAAAGAGTTCAAAGACGAGCGCGAGGAAGACGTTACCCGAGCTTGGAGCATGAACATTTTTGGCATCTTGAAGCAAAACGATATAATTTAAGACCCATGTCAACAACTCCGTCCCGATACCGAAACCGCAAAAATGGGTATTGGGTTTACTATTTTTCCAAATCCCAGAAAACCTTTGGCATTGGTGTGCCTTATGAAGAGCTACCTGCCAAAGAACGACAGATTATTGATGAACAAGCCCAAGAGGGCGATAAGCTTGTTTTCTCCAGCTACAAAAAATAGCCCGTCGTGAAACGAGCTATTTGTTTTGAGTTTTCATCAGTATTCTTGCGGGCAACCAATGAAGGTCTTGATATTATACCACAGTATACTTAAAGATCAAGCTTCCATTTTTCAATAGCCTTGGGAATTTGAGCGTTTTTAGGTTGAAGTTTCAAGAGCCTGGTTAATTTCCTGATTTTATTGCGCTCACGGCGCTTCCTCGCCCTGTAAAGCGCACATTTAACCTTGTCACGCCCATGCTTTCGCGCGCCGCCATGACCCTTCCTGCCGCCCTTGCGTTTTGGATTAGCCATGGCTGGCCTTTAGTGGACTGGGGGAGACTCGAACTCCCGTTAAAAAACCACTTAAAGAAGTGGCTTTTACTGCCGATACCAGCCCGATGAAAAAAGAAGTTAAAGTGGCGTTTGGAGTCAGTATACCACAGAAAAATAAAGGTCAGGGGACTTGCTTAAAACTTCCTGCTACTGTGAAGACTTCTAGCAAGAACTCAAGCCTAATTACTTTCGGCTTAATCCCCCGACCAAATTATTAAATTATTCCCAAAATGAGAAGAATAGGTAAGACGACTAGAATAGTTCCTAGTATTCCCATTATTTGTCCATCCACATTAAAACACAGCCAATGACCATCAAGACACCACCAACAAGCACCAAAACTGGGCTTGCGGCAAGTCCTAAAGAGGCGAGAACGGGCACAAGTGCCAAAATCCAGGTTAGGCCAGTCCATTGTAATTTAACTCCCATAATTTCCTTTCTTGCTATCTAATTTAATAACTTAATAGCGGGGACAAATTTGTTTATAAAATTTTAATTAACTCATCCATAAGATCAATGAAGTCGGCCACTTTTTTAAGTTTAGCTAGCTTCTTGTCTTTGAGGATTTTTACTATTTCGTAGGCTTGTTTAGCCTTGTCTTTTGCTCTTTCCTGAATGTAAACAGGATAGCTTTCTCTGATAACTGCTGGGTAGTAATAATCTTGCCAATATCCCCAGCAAGAAAGGTTAGCTCCTCCAACATTTGCCTCATTAACTCCATAGGAAAAAGTGAGATTGCTGTCTAGAGTAGAAGTCATCATGCTCATTGTTTGTGTTTTGTCCATTGGGATCCTTTCCAATAAAAGGGCGTATTACCGACCTTAAAGTGTTTTCTCCCCGCTATTAAGTTATTAAAGAACGGTTAATTTATACTAATTTTTTACTACCCAGTCAATGCCAAAAGAGCCTGAGCGTAGTGACGGTGATTGGTTTGGGCATTGACTGCCATTTCCTTATGACATTCACCGCACAAGACCATGGCGTTGGCTAGACAACTCACTAGCGCGGGGGCAATTTCAGGGTAGTATTTAATGGCACACGAAACAGCCAGCAAATGATGGATGTGCAAGTAGCCTTCTTGACACTCTGCTTTCGGTATTCCACAGCGTTCGCACTTAAAATCGGCGTCAAACAATGCCTTTTCTTTGACTGCTTTGGGGAACATGTACTCAGTCGGTCTGCTCACGCTTTCAAGACTAGCACAAAGCCCGTCTTGATACAAAAACCCCGCTTGACTTTGGGGTGCAAACGGAGTTATTGTAATTTCGCAAAGAAATACGGTTCAATTTTATCCCCGTGTTTCCAAAAAAGCAAGTTTATGGCAAAGTTTCCTCGGATTTACCGAGAGCAAACCAGCGGAATGAACTTATATGCGCCCCCAAAGGCCGCCAAAGGGGTTACTGCCGTTGCTGACCACCTATGCCCTTACTGCCACAGCCCAATCTATGACCGAAAGCCTGTTTGTGGAGTCTGCTTTGCCAAAGGACTATTCAAAAAAGCCTTTTGGAAAAGAAACCGACCAGTCCTTCACTACACTAGAAAAAAGACCCGCCGTTTTCTAAAATCTTCTTTTTCCCAAAAAGCCGTTATCAAAATTAAAAAACCACCAACCGAAAGTGAACTGCTCCGCAAAATGGGTTCGGTGGCTTACTTTGTTATGAAACGAGCAGAAGTCGTAGGGGACAGTAGTCAGAAGCGACTCTAAACGGCAGTGCAATCTGCGGGTGGGCAACCACTAAATTATTGACAGGGTGATGTCTGGAACTAGACTACAGGAATAGTTCCCTTGCACACTACCAAAAACCGCTACAGGTCAAATAGAGCGGGATACAAATACCTCTCGGTGGAGAGCAACTAGTGACTGAACTAGGATAAAGAGCCACCTTGAGCCTGTTTGACCAAACTTGTGTTCTCCAACAAAGGGGGGTAGGGGGGGATGAATTCTTGCTCCTACCTGAAGCTATTTACTAATACTGCCTTTCAGGAAAATCATATTTAAGTTAATGTTCAAAACCACTGGTTTATTTATAAGAGACTTTTTGTTGTATGAAAGATGGTTATTACTGAAAGACCAATCTTTTTACCGTGTGAGAGAGAGTTATTTACAAAGACCAAACTTCTTGTTGTGTAACAGAGGGTTAAAAAGAATAGTTGAAGGAGTGGCTATTCTATGTCCCCCACCCCCTCTTATGTCGCACAATCTTCATTATGCGACGTATATTAACACCTCAAGGCTCTTACCTGGTGGAATATAGGTTAAAAAACTAGGTATTGCCTAAAAACAAGCCTATTAGCGGTCAAATAACGGGTTATTGACTGGTGGATCAAGACAAAGTACCTGGAAAAGAGTGATAGATAGATTAACTTACACCAAGAGATATATCTTAACCTAATGGGTATCTTTACTTAGTATGTAGCTTTACTTACATTTACTTACTCACTATTACTTATAAGTAAACCTAGCTCATTGACTTAACTTAACCCTCATCAATTCCCAACCTCAAACCTAACCTAAAAATAAGCGCCGGCGTTATCCCGCTTTACTTGCTAACCTAAACGTATACTACTACTATTATATAAACTGTGGTATAATATGGGTATATTAGTAGCCAATACAAAAGAGGATCAAATGAAAATCTCAATCACTTACGCTAGCGGTTTTTACTCGGTCTGCCTCAATGGCCTAGTGCTAATTACAACCCCGAGCGCCCGTCAAGCTAGTTTTTTTTCTTATCGGTATAACTCAATCCTTAAGGGGTTCTAGTAGTTATAAAATAGCCTGGGGCAAATCCCCAGAGAAAGAGTAAAAAATATGAAAGCAACATCAAGGTTCGATCACCGCCAGGAATACACCCGCCCCGCTTGTGGTGTGTCCGAGCAAGAGGCCACCGCCATAGTCGAGGCTCTAATCGATAAAGACTGGAACTCGATCAGCGAGGCATTAGCCGTGATCGTAAACGCCGCCAAGACAGTCAATGGCGTGGCGTTTGGTGCCTATATGTTAGCGCGCAAAACAGAACGGGCAAGGTTTGCCACAATGATTGGCAAACAAGCCTTGTCTAAGCTTGACGCCTAGTTACTAGCGACCCAGGCCGAGTATTACGGCCTGGCACGGTAGCAATTAGCCAAGAGGGGCAATCCCTATGCAATTTTACATAATGGCGCAATTTGATGATCTACAGCCCGAGATTGTCGACACAACGCCGAGCCGTAAAGAGGCCGAGTATCTGGCGGGCGAGTATCAATTAGCTTATGGGGCACAATGTCGCGTCTGGACTGAACCCAGCGCGCCGACCGAGCAAGAGTCGGCCGATTATCTGATCGCTAAATACTTGAAAAATTAGTTTTTAGCTCAAGCCGCCTCACGGGGCGGCACAAGGTAAAAACAAAATCAAAATATGAGCTATACACCTTATCGGGATATTGGCGAAAAAATTAGAACACGCGAGGCGTTTGATGGCAATAGCGTTTGCGGCCGATGGGAACATGGTTTTTATCGGGTGTATAGCTATAGTACTATAATTTTTTCAATAGAAGTAAATAAATCTGGTAAGCCCTTAAGGTATCTTTTTAATAATGAGGCATACAGTCGAACGACTAGCAAGATACAAAACCTAATTATTAGCCGTTTGGCCTCTATATTCGCTTTCCCGATTGACCAGGCAGAGCAAGTTTTTAAGCCGCCCTATAAGCGCGACGGCTTGGCTTATCTTTATAATCGCGATGGCATTTTATTGGGTAGCAAACATCAAAACCCGTTACCGCCAGATACCGAGCCAGTAAAAATTGAACCCTTAAAAATCGCAATCGAGCAAACATTATGAAAAACTTTGAAAAAATTATAGCAGGTCTAATTGCCACAGTACACAATCCCATAACCTGGGTTTGTTTACTTGGTATATTATATGGGGTTGTCC